AAACATAATGATTGCCAAATTATATTTGTTTTAGTATATATGACCCCTGAGATTACATCAAAGGGGTTTCTTTTTGCCCTTTTTTCCATGCCTTTTTGATATTTTTGTATAAATAAACAGTATACATGGCAGAAACATTATGGCACAAAAATTATACACAATAGAAGAATACTTAGAATCTCTTAAAACACCAAAAGGTGGATATACCAGAGAAACATTACTAACATTGGGTGTTTCATGGCCTCCTAAGAAAGGTTGGAAAAGAGATATCATCAAGGCAGTTAAACAGAACCCTAATTATATAATCAACACATAAGGTTAGCAGGCCAGATTATAATACTGCTGTGGAAAAAGATATAGGAATATATCACACGCAACATACTGAGACACCCTCCTTGGATAGTAGAAATCCAGCCTGAAAGATGGAGGTAGGGGCAGAGACTAGAGCACAACACATTTAGTCAAGGATTGGTATAGTGTAAATGTTGATACACGCAAACACTGAGCATAAAAATTTGCACAAGTTGGAACGCAGTGCATTACTGTAGAAATACAGGGCCTTTGCAGGTGAGGAGTGAGAAAGAGATCCTTTGCTAACAGTGAAAAAATACCTGCTTCCTTATATGGCTGTGGCGTTACTCACAGAAAGAGGAGGGAACCTGCAATAGGTTCCTTCTGACTGCAACATCATCTACAGAAAGTTCTCAATTATTACTTCTACATGTTGTTGTCTGAATAGAAAAAAACAAATAAATTAGCATCAAATGAAATGTCTGGAATGAAATGAAAGACATTGAAAGTAGATGCGTTAAGTCCTTTAGGACTTGTTACTTGAGTCTAAGTGATAGCAAATTAATGGGAGAATTGTGGGTTAATTATAAATACTTTTAATGACACTCACAGAAAAACAAAAAACACATCTATTAGATCCAAGATTACACAATGAACAACATGGTGAATTCATTAGGAAATGGGTTCATGATAATCAAGCACCTCAACATATTGTTCACATATTGCACACATTGGCAACAACTCCCATCAAAGAAACCAAAAAGTTTGTGTTTTATAGGGATGAAATATACACCATGCCTACTCACACTGAAATATACAAAAAGACCAAAAAAGGCTGGATATTATCACATAAAATCAAGTATAATCCTTAAACTGTATAAATAACACATGCATACAGACTGAGTCTGACTTACACTTGGAGCAAATATGAGTGAGCAAGAAGCCAACAAACAACCAACCTATCAAAAGAAAAACATCAAATATGGTGAAAAAACAGTCATAGGCAGAGTTGTGGGCAAAAACAAAACAGTGATACCAGAAGATGAGTTTTATCAAATGGCCTGTTTGTTTTCAACTTGGAAAGACTTTTCAGAATATTATGGTGTGCATGAAAACACACTGAGATACAATTTTAGTGATTTATACACAAAAGCAAGGCAAACCACTAAAAAGAAATTGCGCCAAAAGATGTTGGAAACAGCACTGAATGGTGATAGAACCATGATGATATGGTTAAGTAAACAATGGTTAGACATGAGTGAAACACCTAACCACAGTCAAGGTGAGCAAGTGTTACCATGGAATGACAATGAAGACAAAAACCTGTAAGTCCTGCACCCAGTCACAGTAAACTCTGAGCTCAGTACTGGTGTGCAGGCAACCTTTGGAGATATATAGATGAAAATACCTGATTACTTTAACAAACCCTCAAGTCACAAAACCACAGTGTTCAACACAATGACACTGACTGGTGTTAGTTTGATGTGGGGTATCATGCTGAATTTGATTTCACCATGGTGGAGCATATTGTGTGTGCTGACTATATTGGTGGGTTATGGTTCAGAAATAGAAGCCAGAAAAATTGACAAAGACAACCTCAGTCTCTAAATGCGTCTCAGCAAGCCTCAGCAAGAAATATCAGATTCAAATGCTAGATTCAAGATTGCGGCTTGTGGCAGAAGATTTGGAAAATCATTCCTATCAATAAATGAAATGGCCAAATTTGCCAGAGTGCCAAACAGGCGTGTGCTGTATTTGGCTCCCACATATAGACAGGCAAAAACAGTTATTTGGGATGAACTCAAAAGTCAACTGTATGCTGTTAATTGGATCAAGAAAGTAAATGAAAGTGACTTAACCATTAGATTGGTTAATAACAGCACCATTGTGATACGCAGTAGTGACAACAAAGATGCATTGCGTGGTGCCAAGTATGATTACATAGTGTTAGATGAGTGTGCATTCATGGATGCTGATGTATGGTATAGTGTATTGCGTCCAACATTATCAGACACAGGTGGTCATGCACTGTTTATCACAAGTCCCCTGGGCAGAAATTGGGTATATGATTTGTGGGTAAATGCATCAGTTGAACAAGATTGGCAAGCATTTCAATATACCACATTGGCAGGAGGTTTTGTGCCACCAGAAGAAATAGAGGCTGCCAGAAGAGACCTAGATCAAAAGCGTTTTGAACAAGAGTATGAAGCACAGTTTGTTAATTATGCAGGTGTTATATTCTATGCATATTCAGATGAACACAATCTAAAAGCATATGATATGGGTCAATTTAACCCCAGAACACCCATATACTGTTCAATAGACTTCAATACCTCACCTATCACATGTGGTATTTGGGTCAAATGGCAAGACACTCTGCATGCCATAGATGAAATAGAAATATTTGGCAGTAACACACTGGAACTGGTGCAAGAAATCAAAAACAGATATGGTGACAGACAGTATGTGGCATTTCCAGATGCAACTGGAAGCAGAACAAACACCAACAGCATGGGTATGAGTGATCACATCATATTGAGTAACAATGGTTTCAAAGTGATAACAGACAAAACCAATCCCAATGTAAATGATTCAATTGCTTCAGTGAATAGTATGTTGTGTAACAGTCTAGGTGAAAGAAAGTTATTCATTGACCCTAAATGCAAAAAAATGCGTGAAAGCATGTTGAAGTATGTGTACAAAGAGGGCACCAGAATACCCCTCAAAGACAACATACATGATCACTTTGCAGATGGTATCAGATATATTTGCCACAGAATGTTTCCTGTAAAACAAACACCTATTTCAGATGTGCGTCAGACCAGGATGAGTGCAGGCAGAATGATGAGTTAACATAAATAATGTATGTGTAAGGAGAAGCAAATGGCAAAAGACAAAAAATACATAAGAGCAGGAGATCCCATACAGTTACCACCAAAAGGCTGGATGAGCAACATAAGTGGTAGAAGTGATGGCATCACCTCATTCACAGAAGAATTTGAAAGTCACCCAGGTAGAATCATGTTCAAAAAATACATCAAAGCCTGGAGTGAATTAGATGATGTAGAACAAGCACTGAACAAAATTGCATGTACAGATGTATACAAGAACTATGCAGATGCAATGAAGTATGGTGTTCAAATATACAACAGAAGAGGTAATCCCAGTGAGTTTTAAGGATGGCAACTTACCTCCAAAGAACAGCAGTGAGGGTAAAAAATTAGAAAAGATGGTGTACAACACACCATTCCTCAAAAAGATGAGAGCCAAAAGTCAAGGTGAAAAGTATTCAGACATAGTGAGTGCTGATAATTCAGAAGAATACAAGCAGAACTATGACAAAATAGATTGGACTCACAACAGAGATCAAAAAAAGAACTACAGGGTAAAAATAAATGGCAAATACCAAGATGAAGACTAGAACATACAAGTGTTATTGGCGTCCTACCAAACACTGCACCACAGATCATGTGATTAGAAGTTTCACAGACAATGAATTATGGACTGCTGAACAACAGTGCAAGTACTACTGTGGTAAATGGGGAATATACATGGCAGAAGAACAATATGGAGAAAATGATGAGACACAGAGCAACAACTAGATACAAGAATGGTGGTAAGCACAGAGGCAAAACCATCAGTCAAAGTGAAATAAACAGAAGAATAGCACAGAGTTTTGGATACAAACACAGCATCAATCCAGAATTGATTGGGGATAAAGGTTCAAATGCACCAAGTGTACCAACACAATCATTTGAAAATCCACATATAGTTGACACAGAAACCATCAAACTATAAGTATATGTGCTTGTCCTAACTAGCCTATGCTGATATTAAATTAACAGTATAAAATAAAAAACCCTCAATGCAGATGTGCAAAGAGGGTTTTTTTATGAAGGTGCCACCCTTCTGGTTTTTACTACTAATTGAATAAAATAAGTATTAAGTATAGTGGGAGCGTTTGTTTACACAGGTTCTCCTGATATATGCTCCCTGGTTTTTTGTGAGAAGTGCTAACGCAATACACCTGTATTGCCAACTCACAATAATAATTATAACACAGTGTAGAAGTTTGTCAACCTTTTTTGGCCAAAAAAAAGCCACCTTATTGATTTGGTGGCTTGTGTCTACACTTCCATATTGAAGGGTTGTTCTTATGGTAACGCCCTGTATTTGGATTGTGTTAATAATAGCATCATCTAAACAAAAGTCAACCATTTTAGTCAAAAAAAAGCCCTCTAATGGCTGTAAGAGGGCTTCAATTTGATAACACTGTGTTAAACTAATAACACAAATACATTATAATTTGGGAAAACATAATGTAATACTATTTACCAGATTTGATAATTTCATACAGTTTTTCACCACTAAAGAATTGATCTAGATGTTGTACCAATTTTGTGTAGTTGGTCAATCTCTTGCTGAGTTGACTGTGAAAACTGATTTTTGATATTAGATCATTGGCCAATTTGTCTCTGTGTTCTACAGCATTGCCATATGTTTCAGTCCATTCACTGGGATACTTACACCATACAGGAAACATTTCTGAATAACTCAGTCTGTCTGGCACCATGGGCACACAACCACACAACACACCTTCATACATGCTGATACCCAGTGTTTCTTGTGTGTTAGCACTAAACACCACTTTGCTACTGCATAACAAATCATGATATTCTGCTTTGGTTAATGGTGTGCTTTGACATACTGTATATTCACAGTCTGGCACAGTGTTAGATAACAATTCAAATATGTCTAACTGTTTCTCTGGTGCTAATCTGTGTGGAAACAGCACTCTGTTAGCCCTCACCTCAGTGAGTCTTTGTTGTGCAATATGTGGTGCAAGTTCAGTTTTCAAATACTCCATGGGCCAACCCACTTTGTGCATTCTGCCTTTGGGTAACAGTGGATATGTGTTACTGAACAAATCACAGTGAAATTGTGTGGCAAAAAAGTTGTGATCATATGTGCTGTACATTGCACATTCTGTATAACCAAACACAGTTTTGTCTTGAACTCTGCCCAAAAAGTCATGAGGATCATAACTGCCAGCATGCCACATACCACCTATTTTTATTGATATGTTTAACAGATCAGCCATATACTTTAACTGTATAACAGTGGGATTCCAAGCATCAGTGTACAAGAAATAATCACCATCTTTAACTGTACCATCTGCAAACAGAGTGGCAATTTGTTTGAGTTGTTCACTTTTCCAATAGTTGGTGCCTGAAAAGTTCAAGAATGCACCAGGTGTTGTGTCTTGGGGTGTGTCTGGGGGACCTGATATCACAGTAGTAGGTATGCCAGCATTTTCCAATTGCTGTGGCAAATATTTCTGCCATTGAGCAGTGTATCTGGTTTCTACTGGTTCAAGTTCTATGAGATATAACATTTAACATCACCTCTTTCACAGTTTCATCATACAGTACACCATGTGTGCCTGTGCCATAACTGTATCTGTTGGGCATTGTGTATAATGCTTGTTGAACATCTGCATACTGTTTGCCTAATATGCCCAACAAATACTGTTTCATTTTAATGGTTTTTTCTTGATCACTGGTCATTTTGTGCTAAGAATTCTCTCATGTTCATTGGCTTGGTGTTTGTTCTTTTCAATTGATCTACCAAACTGACTTCATTTTTGTTTTGTTGTCTGATAGATTCCAGTATGCCATTTGTGCCTCTGTATTCTACTTTATACTGTTCATCTTCTCTGTCACAGTATTCTATGATGTCAATTAAGTCTGCTGGGTTTGTGATAATTATGTTGATCATGTTTTCTCCTTATTGTGCGTTTTCTATCAATATCATCATTAGACGCCATTTGTCTGAATGATTGCTTTTTGTGGCTTTGTTGTATTCTTTGCTTTCTACTTTGAGTTCTACTTTTTTGAGAAAGTCATAGTCCCATTGTGGTAGAACTTTGTTATAGTGTTGCATACACATTCTGATCAAATCAGTCATGATATCAACATCTATGTTTTTTAAGGGATCAACAAATTTTCTACCAAACATGTTTTCAACTGTGTTGTATTCTGCATGTTTGACATTTTGCCATATGTTTTTGTCTACATTGTTTTCAACCAATTCTTCAAAATAGTAATTGATTGCATCTTTGACTCTGGGTCTATTCATCAATTTGAATTCTAGATCATTAGTGTCAACTTTTCTTTGTGTTATCTGCATTGTATTGCCTCCATATAAGTTATTATACATAGTTTATTTATACAAGTCAACCAAAATTTACAAATAAACTGGTGTAAAATGAACAATTACATAAATAGTATTGTGAGAGCGTGTAATTACATATTGCATTGATATTCTCCTAAGGAACTAGCTCTCACTCAAATAAAATTGCCATTTTGCCCCCTACAAATCTACTCCAATTGGTTTTAGGGGGTTTTTTACAGTTTTTACCACAATATGGATAAATAAACAATGTTAATTAACAAACTATAGTACCAGGAGAAACCTTGGCCAATCAATATTCTGAATTCATTACCTCAACGCACAGTCTCTATGACAGATATCAAAAAGAATGGCAGTTATGCATCAACAGTTGGTATGGTGGTGAAGAATACAAAAGAGCAAGATTGCTGAGAGCTTATAATGTAGACCTACAAACAGCCTCAGAACAAGTCACCACTTATGTAACAGATGAAAGTGGTGCAGTAGTTGGCAAAAGCAAAGCCAAACTCATGCAGAACAGCACAAACAGTTCTAGTGCGGCTGCCAGAGGTGATGATGTTATTGATGGCACCTTTTATGGTGAAAAATTAGATAACACACCACTGTACAACTATGTTAAATTGGTTGTGGCAGAATACAATGCACTGCTGTTTAGAAACCCACCTCAGAGAACATTACCAGATACCCCAGAAATCAACACATTCCTACAAGATGTAGATGGTGAAGAGAATTCAATTGGGGAATTCATGAGTCTAGTAGATATGTACACCACAGTGTTTGGTGTATGTCATGTGGGTTGTTACAAGCCAGCAGGTTCAGAAATACCAAGATGGAGAATACATACTCCACTAGATATCACAAACTGGGAATATGCATATGACATAGATGGCAACTTGAAACTAAACAAAGTTGCAATCAAAATAGATGATTCAGATGTGCATGAAGTGTACAGATTAATGACTCCAGAAACCATTGACACAGTGTTTGTGGCCAAAGAAGAAGAAGACTACATACCCCCACAAATACAAGGCCTCACACAGATAGATGAAGGTGTATTCATGGTTAGCCAAGAAAATGAATTGGGCTACATACCACTTAAAACATTCTATCAAAGCACCAAAGTGTTCAACAATGTGGGCACAACAGTTATACAAGATGTTGCCAGCATACAGAGAAGCATATATGGTGACTTAGCAGAGATTTACAGCGCCATAACCTATGGTTCCCACCCAACATTACTGGTAGATGAAACCACAAGTCAACTCAATGATGGTGCAGTAGGCAGTGAGCCAGGGTCAATTATCACAGTACAAGCAGGACTTACAGGAGAGCCTGCGTATGTGTATGAATTTAGATCACCACAATTAGACAGTATTCAACAGATCAAAGAACTTATAGACAGCAAAATAGAAAAATTAAGTCAAATTGCCATGTTACGCAGTGAAGACTTGATCAAAGCCAGCAGAAGTGGTGAACAAATTGAAGTATATGATGACAAATTGTCAGCTCTTATACGCAGGAAAGCAACAAATTTAGAAAATGGTGAATCAAAACTGTGGGATATCTGGTTTGATTGGACAAATCAACAGAGACCTGCAGATTTTGGTGTATCATATAATAGACAGTATAACAAAAAAGCTCTAGAACATGAATTAAATGAAATCAACCTCACAATGAGTGTGTTGGAAAAATATGAAAGCATGATGACTAGAGCCCCAAGTGAAGAATTTGCCTCAGAGGCAGAAGCCATAGGTAGGGCACAAGAGTTAGGAGGAGATGGTGCTCACAGTCATGTGGAAGATGGTGTTACAGTGTATATGCCATTTAGAACACATGCTGAATATGAGAGTGCTATTGGATTCCAATCAGAATCCATAGATGAGACTTTCAAAGCAGATATGCTGGACAAAGTCAAACAGAGACTAGAACAGTTATTGAATGCAAGTTCAACAACCAACAGTCTTTAATGGAGATATATAAAACTACGCTAACTCCAGGCGAGAACTAAGGAGAAGATAATGAGTGAAGATATCACTTTAGATACACCAGTTGCAGGTGAGAATGTGCAACCAGTAAGTACAGATGCTGAAGCAGACACGCAAGTGGAAGCAAAATCTGAAACAGTTGATGCCTCAAAGGCACCAGCAGTAGAACTGAGAGATGGTAAAATGTTTGTTGATGGTGTGAGAGTTTACACCAGAGATGACACAAACAAAATAGCCGCAAATGCCAAAAGAGATGCTGAAAGCAGAATCTTAGAGGATTTGCAAGTAGACAGTTTTGACAAGGTTAAAACAGTTGTAAGTCAATTACAAAGTGTTGACCCAGAACAAGACAGTCTTAATCTTAACAGTTTGAGAGATGCAGTTAAGAAGCGTGAGCAAACTGTGGAAGAGCTGAGAGCAGAACTTCATGCAGTAAAAACAGATTACGCTCTTAAAGAACATGTAGGCACACTCAGAGACAACATGCCTTCTAGTTGGGACGCTAACCAGAAACAAGCAGTTGTTGATTTGATGAAAGCCAGAGACATGTTGCACTACCAAGATGGCACATTTGCTATCAAAAGTGGTGATGATTTCTTGACTACTGATGGTGAAACACCAGACTATAAGTCTGCTGTTGAAACAATTGGTAAAACCCTAGGTTTGCCATTTGCCAAGAAAGGTATTGACATGGTTGACTCTGAAAAAGCACCAAGCAAGACTACAGAATCAGCACCAATAAATGAAAGTTTATTAAAGACTGATCCACTGTACAGAAAGGCTTATGTAGACCTCAGAGAAAAACAAAGATTAAGCAGAGGTCAAATCACTGATGCTTTGATTAAAAAAACAATGGACAGTTATGAAATGAACTTGGCTTCCAAGATGTTGAGATAACTGATTCAAAACGCTAGATAAAGGAGAAAATTATGGCGGCAGTAGGAACTACCTCATTAACTTCTTTGTATGAAGACATTGTTGCAGACCTTATTCCATATTATGATAATGCGGTCTTGCTACCAAACCCTTCACTTATTGTGAACTCATACAACTTAGAAGGAACAGTGGGGAACCAAGTAAAAATTCCTGTAACCAATTCATGGGGTTCAGGTAACTCTTCAATAGGAGAGAACACAGCAATTATTACTAACGCAGAAGACAACTTTGGTCCTTCAAATGTTAGTTTAAGTGTTAACAAAAGAGGCGCAGGTTCTAAAGTATCAAATGAATCTTTAGAAGATGTTCCAGGAACAGTTGCACAAGCAACTACAACAAGATTAGCAAGAGCTATTGCACAAGGTACTGATGTAGCAGGATTTAGAGTCATGCTTTCAGGATCAGAAACAGCAATGACAGACATTGCTAACATTAATGTTACTAATGATGGTTACATTAACTCAGAACTAACAGGTGCTGACTTGGCAGTTGTGTTCTCACCAGAAGCAGGTGGTTATGCTATGAAGCGTCAACCAACTGTTAAAATGTTTGAAGACATTGACACTGATGCAGTAGAATTTGTTGCAACAGTGAGAAATGGTTTTGCACAGATCAAATCTGATTACATCAGAGCTGTTGCAACTTCAAATGTTATTGGTGCGGCTGCTTCAATCAGTGCAACACTTGACCACTTTGCAACTTCAGTTGCTAACTTAAGAAATGTAAATGCACCAACAGATGCTGGTGGATTCTACATTGCTTGTGTTACTCCAGGTCAAGAATTAGCACTAAGCAAAGAGCTTAATGGTGTTGGTGGAATCAGCAGTGGTTCTATTGGTTCTGTTGCTCAGTTAGCGGCTAATGATGCATTATTGCAAGGTTTAATCTCTGTAGCAATTGGCTGTAGATTTGTTAGATCAAACAACTTACCAAGAGACTTACTCACAGCGTAAGGTAATTAGGGGATAATATGGCTTTTATAACAGCAGGTGGATCAGTAATAAGTTACGCAGAAGCAGTTGATGTGAGAAATCTTGATCAAAGACTGTTTGAATCTAATGAGATTGATTTTGCTAATGTGCCTGATGCCCCTGGCAGTCTAGATGACTATGTTGAAGACTTGGCCCAAAGAACAACTGATAGAATTAATGCTAAAATTAAGGCTAACAGTAAATGGCCACAGTACTTGAGCTATGCTGGTATCAGTTTTGATGGTATAAGCAATATACCTGATTTTGATCCCAACAAAATAGTTTCTAGAAAACAAGATTTTACAGACATGTGTGCTTTTGGTGTATTGTACATGTATTTGTTGCCTAGGATTGCTGACTTTGGTAATCCAGAAAGCAGTGAAGTGCAAAAAATACAATACTATGAAAGGCGTTTCAATGAAATGTTTGCTGAATTAATGAGTGATTTCACTTGGTATGATGCAGACAATTCAGGTTCAGTTACAGATTCAGAAAGAATGGTAACTTATCAGCCTACAAGACGCACAAGAAGTAAAAGAAGTATTGCTAGGGTATCATAAACATGGCATTCAGAGATGATCTCAAAGCAAACTTAGATGTAGCACTTAGTGGTACAAATGTCAGTGTAAGTGCAGAATTGCCTTTCACTAGTTCAGGTGAAGCTCTACATATGAAAAATATGAAGAAAGTTTACTTGGATGAAGACAACATTCTAAGAGAGCCACTGGTTGAAAGTTTAGACTTTGATCCAGTTGAGAACATTGTGAGAACAGTGACTGGATATCTGGTTATAGATGCTAAAAACCCAATAAGTGACATTGATGTTATCACAGACAGAATTATCAACAGCAAAAATGCTGTTAGTAATCAAATTAGCAGAGATTGTGAAATGACTACAAGTTTTGAAGGTGATAAATTGGTGTTTCAGTTTGATTTTGAATTTACAACAATATAAAGGAGATTAGCAATGGCTAAAATAACAGTAAATGAAACAGCAAGTTTTGTTTCACTAGATATTAATGCAAGTGGCTCATTTGCTAACGCAAATGTGGCTATGGCTGATACAGCAAATGTGCTGACAGTGCCTGCATTACAGGATGTAACTATTAATGCTACTCCAGGTACATTTACTTGGGAACAGTTAGATAGTTTAAGCCAACAAGTTGTTACAACTCCTAGTACCAATTCATTAGATATGAATATGGTGTTAGATGATACTGCATTCTTTACAGGTGCAGGATCTACTTTAGGATTATGGGACATCACCAATAATAAAACCAAAGCATACTTTAGGTTGAATATGAATGGTGAGTCTGCAGGAGACTTCTACATTGAAGGTGAAGGATATTTAAGTGGCTTGGCCATGACAGTATCACCAACTGCACCTGTATGGGTCAGTCCTATGAGTATCTTAGTTGATGGCAATTATGTACAAAGTGCATACGCTTAATATTTAGGTATAGAACTTGAAAAGTTTGTTAGCAGGGGTAAAACCCTGCTAACTCTTATATAGGAGCAACTATGTTAACAGACAAACAAGTGGAAGTGCTTAAAAGTGTCAGTGTTCAACAGAAATTTCATGAGAATTGTGTACATGGTGATAACAAACATTTCACATTGTGCAAAGTGGCAGTAGATGCAGATGTTATTGCAGAACACTTGGGCATAAAAAAGCCAAAATCCAAAAAACAAATAAATATAGATATAGAGAAAGAACATGCAGATATGGAACAAACTCACTCATCAGGAGATCTTGAAGACTCTGGAGATGGAGATAGCAAAGAGCAAGAGTGAACTCTCTTGTGCTGAAACAGACTTAAAAAAAGTCAAAGGTAGAATTGCGTTTTTATTAACAGCAGTTCATCATTTACAAAATAAAGATATAAAGGAATAAGATATGAAACTTAAAGATTTATCAAAAGAACCTCAATTGATCAAGATTCTGATCACCAAAGAAGACTTAGTAGAAAAATATGGTGATGAATTAGAATTTTTTGTCTATGATAGACAGAGTCTTGACACATTCACAAAATTAGCAAACGCCAAAGAAGGAGACATGACTGAAATGACTGATCTCCTCAAACAAATGATATTAGATGAAGAAGGCAATCCTGTTATGACTGACAAGGAAGTGTTGCCTATGGATGTCATGATGGAAAGTTTGAGGCTAGTTAGTGAAGAGCTGGGAAAGTCACTAACCACCCAATAGCAGAGGGATCAGCAGAAACAAACTACTTGTTGATGCTGGATGCAATGGGCCAAAGGTATAGTGTACTGCCCTCAGAACTGTTGAGAAGAGGTGATAGTTTTGATTTAATGGTTATGGATGTTGCATTGAGCTATCAACACTATCAAAGTTCAAAGAAAGATGCAAAAACTTTCAATGAAATGCTTGATACAGATGATTTAGCCAAATATGCTGAAAGGGTAAAAAACTCAAATGATGATAGACAGTAAACAATTTGAAAAAAGAATGCAGGAACTGGTAGAGTTTCCTGATATTCTTGTGGAAGAATTGTTGCCTATTGTTAAAAAAGAAACACCCATCAGAAGTGGCAACGCCAGAAGAAAAACCAAACAACAGAGAAACCAAATTAAAAGTGATTACCCATACGCAGGTAGATTGAATGATGGTTGGAGCCAACAAGCACCAAAAGGATTTATAGAACCAAGCCTCAAGCAACTGGACAGGGTAGTTGAGAAACAGTTGAGGAAGATCTAATGGCACAAGATATCAGAGTAACACTTACACTTGATAACAGACAGTTTCAAAGAGCTGTCAAACAAAGCAAAAGTGAAATAAAGAGTTTTGAAAGTAGTAGTACTAGAAGTTTAGGCTTAATACAAAGTGCCTTGGTAGCAATAGGTGGTACTGCTGTTATAGGCAGTATTGCTAGAACTGGAGCCGCATTCCAAGACTTACAGAATTCATTAAATGTGGTGTTTGGATCTGTAGAAGCAGGTGCTGATGCATTTGACAGAGTTCAACAGTTTGCTGCCAGCACACAGTTCAGTGTGCAAACACTTACACAAGCATTTGTTCAGTTGAAAGGTGCTGGTGTTGAACCCACAGCAGAATTATTGCAAACATTTGCAGACACTGCCTCAGTTACAACAGATCAAATGGGCACATTCCAAGCCGCACTTGATCTTGTTAGTAGAAGTACTGCAGGTGGATTAGGACTAGAAGACCTCAACAGATTAGCAGACAGAGGTATTCCTGTATTCCAAATTCTACAAGAAAGAATAGGCAGAGGCAGACTTGAACTAAGTGAATTTGGTAAAACAGCAGAGGGTGCCAATACCATAGTCAGAGAACTGGTAGCAGGACTACAAGAGAACTTTGGTGGTGCATTAGAAAGTCAAGTAGGCTTGATCAACTTTGAATTAAACCAATTGGGTGATGCACTTGACAAATTGAAAGTTGCACTGTTTGACACATTCAGTGAAGATGCTGCCAAAGGCATACAAGGTTTAACAGGTGCAATCAACAATCTAGCAGAAAACACTGATGAACTAATTCCTGTGTTAAAATCAGTTGCAGGTGCATTACAAACACTAGTTGGTGTATTTGTGATATTTAGATTAGGTACCAAAGATGCTCTAGCAGGATTTGTGTTGTTTGCAGACAAATTAAAAGCATTCTTTACAGGTGGTGTGCTGGTAGGAATAGCAAATTCATTTAAGAATTTAGGTGCCGCCATTGGTATATTCATAGCAGCCATAAGAGGATTCACTTTAGGTGGATTTATAACTGCCTTAGGTGCATTATTAGCCGCAATGGGTCCAGTTGTAGCCATTATTGCAGGTGCTACTATTGTTACAGATGGTTTATTTAGAATATTCAATGATGGTAAAGGCATTATTGGCACTGTTAAAGATCTATTTGGAGACACAGCAGATGAAATAGATGGCATGACAGGTGCTATGCAAAGAAATGAACAAGCACAAAAAGAATTTGAAGCCAGACAAAAGGCAGCCGCAGAGGCAGCCGCCAAAGCACAAGAAGAATTCAATGCTGAATTTGGTGCTACAATAACACTGGCAAAAGAATTTGCCAAAATAGATTACAGAACAGAATTAGAACAATTAGAAGGTAGACTGCAAACAGCCAAAGACACACTGTTCAAATTGAGAATGGCATTTGTGGCAGCCAATGGTGACATTGAAGGTTACATGGAATTGGTTGAAGCAACCAAAAATGAAATCAAGGCGGCTGAACAAGCATTAGCAGACTACAATGCAGAACTAGCAGATGATGGCTTACAGTCATACAATGAATTCTTAGTACAACTGTTGGAAAACACTCAAGAGTTTTCAAATGAACAAAAGAATGCACAAAAGGCATTGGAATTCTTGAATTCAGAAATGGCACAAAATGCCATGACAGCAGAAGAAATGGCTTATGCAATGGATAGGCTGTACAGCATATTAGGTATGGATCCTCCAGGTGTACAAGCATTTGAAGATTTCACTGACAGTCTAGAAGATTTAAGTTTAACCACAGAAGAATATGCAGAATATCAAAGACAATTAAATGCACTCATAGAAAAATATCCAGAACTTGCAGATGAAGCCAGAAGAGCACAAGATGAATTAAATGATGCACTCAGTGAAGATGAAGCACTAAATTCATTCTTAGACACATTGGGTAGAGCACAAAAATCACTCAGTGAAGATCTTGCTACTGCATTGTTAGAAGGCAAATCAGTAATGAGTTCATTCAAAGATTTCTTCAAAACACTGATCACACAAATTATTGCAGACACACTGAGATTAATGGTGATACAACCAATTCTCAGCAGTTTGTTTGGCATACAGTTTGGAGCAGGAGGCTCAGTGAGTGGTATGAACTTTGGTGGTTCATTCTTTGGCAAACTGTTTGGCAGAGAAAGAGGTGGTCCTGTAATGAAAAACAAGCCATACATTGTAGGTGAAAAAGGACCAGAGCTGTTTGTGCCTAGAGGTAGCAGTGGAGACATAGTGCCAAATGGTGCAATGGGTGGTGTGACCAACATATACAACATCAGTGCTGTGGATACACAGAGCTTTAGACAAGCACTAGCCAGAGATCCAGAATATCTTTTTAACTTAACACAAAGTGGTGCTAGGAGGATGCCAAGATGAGCATACAAACAATCATAGACAATGCACAGTTTATAACTGTGGATAAGACCAAGTTGGCTGCTCAAACTCTGAGTAGAAGTGGTAGAATTAAAACAGCAGAAGTAGCCAGTGCTGTGCCATACAGATTTATCATAGGCATGCATAGTGGTCTAAAATACAGCACCAACAGAGGTTTACTAGAAGAATTAGACAGATTAGACAAAACCATTGAAGAAGAAGTTGACATTGGTAGCACAAACACTGCATTGGGTTATGTAACAGCATATCAAGGTGATTTAACCAGTAGCCAAATTGGTCAAATAGTCACAGCCAGTGTTACACCATTTAGTGGTGCAAACATCTATTTGAACACAAACAGTGTTACAGGTTCTCCTGTGGGTAATCTGTTCAAGAAAGGTGATTTTATTCAAGTAGGACCAACAAATGGTAGATATCCTTATCAAGTAACAGAAGATGTCACATACAGTGTGAGCACAACATTGCGTATACCTGTGCATAGAGCAGTTATAGATCAAAGTGGCTTCAGTCAAAGTGCAAGAAACATTGCAGTGGGATCAGATGTACAATGGTTTGTTAAAATGGTTAGAAAACCCACATACACCATTATACCACATGACAGAATACAATTTAACAGTGATTTTGAACTGATTGAGGTAATTGAATAATGGCAACAACCATAACTCCAGTACAAGACAACAACATCAAACATGCTGTGCTGATAGATCTAGATCTAGATGGCAATGTGTACTACATATCAAGTGCTTTCCAAGAAGTAACTTATTCAGGTAACACATATCAGCAGTTGGGCAGTTTTCTACAAGTAGGAGAAATGGCAGAAGACATCAAAACCACAAATGGTGATTTAGCAATCAGCCTCAGTGGTGTAGAAGCAACATATTTAAGTGACATATTGACCACACCAATCAAAGGTGGTGTTGCCAGTGTGTACAGAGCATTTTTCAATGATGATTACACATTGGACAGTGCAAATGTGTATCAGAGATTCAAAGGTGTTATCACTAACTTTGTGGTAGAAGAAGATTTTGACATATTAGAAGGCAATGATACTAACACTATTTCAGTAAGTTGTGCAAGTATAAACACAATTTTGGAGAACAAAATAGCAGGCCAAAGAACCAACCCTGCAGATAGAAACAAATACTATCCAGGTGACCAAACATTTGACAGAGTACCAGACCTAATGGGTGTGAACTTTGACTTTGGTAAAGAATACTCAGGTGGAGGTGGTTACCAAGGTGGTGGTGGCAGAGGTGGTGGAGGCAGAGACAGAGGTGGTGGTGGAGGCCGCAACCAACAATTAAAATAGAGATATGATTAGAAGAGCAGGTATACAGGATTTTGATAGAATAATGGAGATGATGATTAACTTTGCCAATTCATCTCCTATGGAAGCACACCATAATCCACAATATGATGATCAATATGTGAGAAAATTGTTGTGTAGCATAATGAGTAATGGTGTAATCATAGTAGGTGAATATCAAGGCAACATAGAGGGCATGTTGATTGCACACATAAATCAAGATCCATGGTTACCACATGTCAAAGTGTTAAGAGAAATGGCATGGTGGGTTGAACCTCCTGCAAGAAGTAGCACATTGGGTTACAAATTATTGAAAAAATACATAGAATATGGTGAAAAAATGAAAAAACATGGGGTGATAGATGAATTTATGCTCACACTGATGGAGATTTCACCAGACTTTGACCTTGAAAAAAGAGGTTGGAACAAAGTAGAACACAATTATGTGTTTGAAGGAGCATAGAGTATGGCAGTTTTCACAGCAATAGCAACAGCAATTACAACTGCAATTGGATCCATAGGTAGTATTGCACTTGTCACAGCCACAGGAGCACTTACTACTGCAGGTGTTATTGCAACAGGACTTATATCCACAGGATTGATGTTGGCAACTGCCAAAGTCACAGGTGTATTTGACGCCCCCAGTGCAGGTGGTGTTAGAGATCCAGGTGTTAAAGTACAGTTACCTCCTGCTACAGACAACAAAATACCTGTTTTTTATGGTAGAAACAACACTGGCTCTATAATCACAGATGCACAAATCAAAAACCAAAACAACACCATGGTGTACATGTGTATTATTGGTGAGAAAACAGATTCAGGCACATACACGCTGAACAAAGTGTACAGAGGAGACAGTACACTTAACTTCACTGGAGGTTATAGTGGTACAAGTTCACCAAATGTGATCAGCATAACAGATCCAAATGCCACAACATCTAACAATGTAAATGGCAAAATGAGATTGAGAGTGTATGCAGGTAATGCCCAAACAGCCAGTAACCAAATATTCCCTCCATTAGGATTGAAAGTTGCGGCTCAAACACTGATGCCCACAATCACTGCAAACACAAATTATGAAGACCTTGTGTATGCTGTGTTTGAAATAGATTATGATCCAGAAAATGGTCTCACAGACTTTGGTGTATTGACTTTTGATATTACAAACAGTTTGAGTGAACCCAGCAATGTGTTGTTAGACTATTTGCAAAATGACAGATATGGTGCAGGACTCAGTAGCACAGATCTTGTTACCACAAGTTTTGATGACTTGTATGACTATTCAACAGCACAAGTAGATTACATAACACCAGCAAATGTCACAACAACACATGATAGATGGCAAATTGATGGTATGTTATCAACATATCAACCTGTTAAAAGCAACATTGACAAATTGTGCCAAAGTTGTTCAGCCTTCTTTACCTATGACCCCAAACAAGGTAAGTTCAGAGTACAACCTAACAGGGCAGCCACAACAGCAGAAAAGAGTGCGGCTTTCCAATTTAATGATGACAACATAATTGGTAAAATAGGTGTAAGTACCACAGAACTGTACAGTTTATACAACAGCATAGAAGCAGAATATCCAGAAGTAAACAAAAAAGACCAAACCAATGTGGTCATAGTGGATACTCCTGCAGGTGATAGAAATGCCAATGAACCAGACAATCCATTAAACACCAGATATGATCTAGTTAATGATTACAGCAGAGTATACAATTTAGCAAACATTGACCTGCGTCAAAGTAGAACCAGTATGGTGTTGGAATTTGAAGCAGATTATAGTGCAATACAAGTAGATGTAGGTGATGTTGTAAAAGTAACCAATAGCAGATATGCATTCACTGACAAATTGTTCAGAGTGATGAGAACCACTGAAATAGAAGATGCAGATGGCACACTGAAATGTAAATTGCTGTTGTTGGAATATTCAGATGATGTGTACACACACAACACTGTGAGCAGTCAAGGTGAAACAAATGCCACAGGCATACCAGGATGGTGGACCAGCATAGGTAATTCAAACATCAATATTGGTAACATTGTGATCATTGATGATCCAAATGATGCAAATGCAAATATTGTTGATGATGGTGGTAATATTATTGGCAATGTGGATTGGGGCAACATTGATTGGCCTACATTCCCAGGCTTTATACCTCCAAACAATCCATTTATTAACTTGCCAATTAACTTTGATTCTAATGTGTTGCTGGATGAGATAGTGGTAGATGTTACACCAGTTGTAGATGCCAACAGCACAAATACAGCAAACACTGTGGCAAACACAATTATAACCATACCAGCACCTTTTGATCCCACACTGGGCATACCAATGTTCCCCACAGATGGCACAGTATTCAATGTGGGTATTCCCACAAATGGTTTTGGTAGTACCAAATATAATTCACCTGATTACACAGGCATAATTATCAATGATATATATGGTAAAAACAGTCAAACAGGTGCAACCACACAACATGCAAGTACTGGCACATTGCCACTAAATCCAGGTGGATTTATATCACCAACTGATCAAGGTGACTTAGCACCAGGTACACAAATAGAAGATAGACCTCCTAACAACACAAGTGTTGCAAATGCGGCTGTTACTGCAAACACTGCCCTAGGTGAAGCAAACAGTTTGATCACCAGTGTGTTTAATTATGATATCACAGGTATTGACCAAGGTGAATTTTCAATCATTGCCAGTACACAAGCAGGTGGTGTAAACTTTGGTGCAGGTTTTGATGTGGCTTTTGCACCAGTAGGAAATATTTTTTACACAGAAAGATATGAAGCAAACAATGAACCAACAGGTGCTTTCATAGAACAAGCACTCAATGATGGTACCAGTGGTGTTGTAGGTGGAGGCTTGACTGCTCCATTAGGCACATTGGTTGCCACACAAAAAGTAGAAATATCAGATCAGGCAGCCAGAGATATTGCCAACAACACCATTAACACTGCAGGTTTATATTACACACCTCTGAGTGCAAATGTACAATTAGCAGGTAACAGCACCATACAAGATGATACTGCAAATGGTTCACCAAGAGCATTCTTTAACAATAAGTTTGATATTATCAGATTAACCAAGGGGGATAATTTCTTCTAATGAGTAAAGGTACATATTACATATTTTATAACACAACCACAGGCGCAATAGAGCAGTGTAGAAGATTAACACCAGCACAAGCAGAAAGAAATTGTGCTGTGAATGAAAACATGCATTGTATGCCAGGTCATGTGCTTGACATAAACAAATGGCGTGTTGATTTAGACACAATGGAGATTGTGAGTTGTACAAAAAGAGTTATAGATCCTAACAAATATGCACTGTGCAGAGAAAGAAGAAATGGTTTACTAATAGCCAGTGATTGGACACAGGCAGTTGATGCACCTATCACTGATGCAAAAAAAACAGAATGGGCAACATACAGACAACAACTGAGAGATTTATTAGCAAACATAGATGATGTAGAATATGCTGACATTGTGTGGCCTACACCACCAGCATAAGGAGAACACATGCCTCTAGGTAGTAGAAAATTACAAAGTCAAGAAAATGCCAGTCAAAAAGATTATGATTTCAGAGATCTCACTGCAACCAGAGAATTCACTTCACCTGACACCATGCAGTACAACATCACTGGTAATAGACCAAATGTTGTTATTGAATATGATATCACAGGTGACACATCAGAAATAACCACACCACTAACTGGTAATGTTACCACAGACAGTGGTGGTAATGCCACAATAGGCATTGCAATTGATCAAAGTGGTTTAGGTTCTGGTAACACCAATTTCACTACCAATGTGGTTGTACAAGGTTATGATATCACATTGGTAGATAGAGAAACCACTCAAATCACAGAGCGTATACCTGTTACATATGACATAGATCAAAACTTTGCAGGTAATGGCAATGTTGACTTTTGGATATCACCTTCAGTGAGCAATGTGGTTGCCAGTAATGTTGCAACTATTACATTCAGTGCTGGCACAGACATGAACACACTGAATGATCCTGTACACACCAGTATGTGGGCAATAAGTGAAATATGGAGTACTTATGCCGCAGTGCCTACACTTAAAATTAATTTTTACAGACAAGGTCCTAGATCATATACCACAGACAAATTAACTGGTGTAACTGCCAAAATGATAGGTGGTGGTGGAGCAGGTGGTTGGCCCAGCAGTTTTAATCCAGGACTCACTATCACACAAGGTGGTGGAGCCGCAGGTAATCTAAACACAAAAACTGGTAACATAACACTGTATAACAGTGAATATGACAAAAGCAGAGAACCAGCATCACCAGTACCACCAGACTATGTGTTACTGTTAAAATGTGGTGCAGGGGGTTTTCAAGGTCTAAGTGGCAATGTGAGAACAGGTTATCCAACCAATTGGTTAAGACAACAAGCAGATGAACCAAGTCCAGGTGATCAACCTCTGGGTGATGATGGCAACTTTCTTACTCAAGACAGATTAGGTCAAGGTGGTGCTACTGCTATAACTCACTGGAATAATGCACCTGATTTTAGACCTAAATTTGATGGTGCTGGTAATCCATATCCACCAGAATATTATGTATGGTATAGGTATCTAAATATCAATGATGATATTATATATGGAACACAAGGTGGTGGTACTGGTGCAGGTAATATTCATGCTACTGGCACTAGTGGACAATTGGGTACACAAGGTGAAAGACCTGTGGTAGGATCAGTAGTAGTTGGTGGTTATCATGGAGGTGGTAGTGCAGGATTAGCCACAAGATATAGTGATGGCTCATTAACTAGATTTAGAAACAGTAGTGGTAACAATGGTGGTGGTGGTAAACAGTGGACTATAGATGGACTACCCACTGGCCAAATGAGAGTATCAGGTGCTGGTGGTGGTGCAGGCCAAGGCAGTGCTGGTGCTAATGCCAATGTGTTTGCCAACAGCAGTTATGCAGAAGTCATTGCTGGTGATGGTGGCAGTGGTGTAGTAGACAGTGATTTTGGTAATGTGTGTGGTGGTGGAGGTGGTTATGCCAATATAGCCAATCCAATAGCAAACACATCAATAACACTGGGTTCAGGTTCACATGGTGGTGGAGATGCAGGCAACAATGCTACAACATTTGGTAGTGGAGGTGGAGCCAATGCAGTAGATTTTCAATCAGGTGTGGCTAATACAGAAATACTTGCAGGTGATATCACAATACCACCTAGTGGATACCATGGTGCAATAAAATTAAGTTTTGATTTTGCTCCAAAAAGAGAATGGGGCTCATAAAAACAGTCTTTACAGCAAAAAACACACAAATCTAATAAATAGTACATATAAAACATTCTGTAAAACCTTAGTATTACAGTCTTATCCCATAGGAGCCCAACATGTCAAATAGACTTTTAGACTTCTCCCAATATATTGGTGGAAGTGACAATGTAAAAGTAATCAATCTTTTTCCAAGAAGCCAAAAATCATTCACATATGACTTTCAAGGTGATGTATCAGGATACACATTCTCTGCAGATCAGCAAAGTTTAGTGTTAGACAGTATCAGTTTTGATAGAGCAACAGGCTTGCCTAATTTTGCAGACAGCACAATTACTGGTTATATGAATGCAAACAGTTCAATTGATGCTAACACTTATATTAATACAAGTGCCGCAAGTACAGGTCAAGTTCAATTCACAATACCAAGTGATAGATACACAGGACCATTGCTACCAAATGCAAGAAAAAATCCTGTAATGACAGTTGTGAGTTTTGAATGGGAAACAGATGATTCTCCAGCACAAAAAGAAAGTCACAGATGGGCTGTATTAGAAACATGGGAGCCAGGTGTAACAGTGGGTGATCCAGCAGTAAGCAATGTGTTTGTTGCTATTGGTGTAGGTGCTATCAGTTCATTTACAAGTGATGCAGGCACAGATGCAAGTAGAACAGAAGGCACTTATACAGTTAGTGGTTTACCAGATGCAACTTCAGAGGGTGCTGGTCACAGTTTCCTAGTTGTAGTAGATGCTTCAGGTGGTACCACAGTAGATATACTTGCTAGAGGCACAGGTTTTGCAGTGGGAGATACAATCAAAATACTTGACAATAACATGGGTGCAGGTGGTGGAGCAGATATAACTGTAACTGTGACTGCTGTAGCATAAGGAGATAACCTATGGCTAATGTAGTAGTAACAACCACAGATCTAGGTGTAAATGTAACATCAACTGCCAGTAATATTTCAGTTACAGATGACAGCAGTAACATTGTTGTAACAAATGTTGCTACTGCTATTGCAAATGTCACAGTCAGTTCAACAGAAACCAATGTAAATGTCAGTCAAACAGCCATTGTTTCAAATGCGGCTGTTAGAACAAAAATATCAGTTGAAAATGTAAGTGGCTTTGGCAACTTATCATATGACAATACCACAAGTTCAAATGGTGTAATTCAATACACTGGCACAAGTGAAAGTGATGTCAGAGGCACAATAAGCAGTACCAAAATCAGTGGTTATGGTAATGTGGTATACAATCAAGGCAATGGTGAAATACAATACACTGGTATCAGTCAACAAGAAATCAGAGACAGTTTCAGTGTACAAAACATCAGTGGTGATGGTTATCTAAACTACCAAAATTCTGCAGGTACAATACAATATGTAGGTCCAGATGATGCTGATTATAGATTAGCAGTCAGTGGTGGTTATGGTATAACTTATTCAAATGTCACAGGTGTTATTGAAACTGCAAATTCAGATATCAGAGGTTTATTATCAAACACACTGCCAATTACATACAACAATGCCACAGGTGAAATTGGTTTTGATGCCAATTTAGATGATCTTACACTTAAAAAATATCAAGAAACCATTGTAGATCAAGGGCCACAAAGTGGTAATGTCACAGTAGATATAGCAGATGGCACTGTGCATCAAATGGTATTGAATGGCAATATCACAGGATTAACACTTAGCAATATTTCAAATGGTGGTAGTGCTACATTTGTGTTTAGACAAGATGGTTCTGTGGGTGGATTTGGGTTAGACTTGACCACACATGCCAGTAACTGGACAGGATGGCAATTTATTGATGACAACAGCACAATAGATCCAGCAGTTGCCAGTAACAGTGTGATGACAGTGTTCTACAATGCAGATACCAGTGGAAACTACCCAACTTACACAGCCAGTATGATGGATTTTGTAGATGAAGATCCATTTACAACAAAAACCACAGATGATTTAACAGAAGGCAATGTAAATTTATATTACACCACTGACAGAGCCAACACTGCAATAGAAAACTTTGTTGGTGATATGGATATCAGTGGCTTGCCATTTGTGATGAATCCTGATAAAAACAACAGTCTAATTGCAAACAGTTTATTAAGTGGTGGTAACATTGTGTTAGGTGCTTCATTGCAGGACAATGAAGATTATAGTAATGCCACAACCAGTTGGAATATTCAAGTGCCAAGAGCATTGCAGGGTAATCCTACACAACAACCAAATGTTTACATCAAATGGAATGAAACCATAGATAAATGGCAGTTCACCAATGATGGTAATACCTATGTGGATTTTGCGGCTGACACTGGTGATTTGCCAGAAGAGGCTGGTGCAACAGGTAATGTAGGCAATGCTTATTTCACAACAACAAGAGCTAGAGAAAGTGTAAATGCCAGTAACAGTATAACACCAAGTGGTAATGGTAGTCTTGCTTACAACAGCACAACTGGATATTTTACATTTACACCAGCAGATGTACCTCAAACAACAGATGATTTACCTGAAGGTACAACAAATTTATACTTCTCAAATGCACATGCAAACACAGCCATAGTATCATACTTTGGAGACAGTTCAAACTTCCCATTCACAATGGAAGGCAACTTAAATGTTAATGGTAATGTAGAAGTTGCAGGTAATTTGAACTATGTGAATGTTGAAGATTTATTAGTACAAGATCAAAGCATAACACTTAACTATGGTAATGCCACAGCCAGAGATGCATTTGTTTATGTAGACAGAAGTGGTACAGGTGGTGGTACAAATGTTGCTATTAAATGGAATGAAGCCACAAACAGTTGGCAGTTTACCAATGATGGCACAACATACAACAATATCAGTTCAACAACAGGCACAGTTACAAGTGTAGATAGTGGAGCAGGTTTAACAGGTGGTCCTATCACAAGCAGTGGCACATTGGCTGTTGGTGCAGGATATGGTATCACAGTAAATGCTGATGACATTGAAGTAACAAATTCAGAAATACAAGCACAAGCCAACATAGCAATTGGCAACAACACCACTGACAATCTAACAGAAGGCAGTGCAAACTTATACTTTACAACTGCAAGAGCCAACAGTGCAATGGATGATTATTTGGTCAGTATCACTGCAAATGTTGACAGTGTAAATGGTGCAACAGGTGTAGTAAACCTTGACAGTGATGATATTACCCAAGGTGTTGTTAATAGATATTATGCAAACTCATTGGTAGACAGTCATTTGGTTGGTGGTACAGGCATTGACTATACCAGTGGCACAATAGATTTAGCAGATACAACAGTAACACCTGGAACATATGGTAATGCTACACATACACCAGTTGTAACAATTGATCAGCAAGGTAGAATCACAGTTGCCACAGTGGCAGCCACATTGGGTTCATATGGTAACACAGATGTTGCCAACTTCTTAGAAAATGGCTTTGGCAGTAACAGTATTGTAACAACTGGTAATATAACTGCTGACTATTTCTTTGCAACAGAAGAATTCATAGGTGA